TTGACTCTTGAGATTGAAACTACGAGAGCAATCGCAGCTCAAATTTTGAGACATAGGTCCTTCACATTTCAAGAGTTTTCACAACGCTATGCAGATTCTTCTCTGCTAGGTTTTGAGAAGATTCCTCTTCCTGAAATGCGTCGTCAAGATGACAAGAATCGTCAGAACTCTATTGATGATCTTGATCCCTTCTTGGTACAGAATTTGGAATTGCAAATGCAAACTCTGTTTGATTCTTGCATGGCACTTTATCAACAGATGCTTTATCGAGGTGTGGCAAAAGAATGTGCAAGAAATGTGCTTCCACTATGCACGCCCACCAGAATCTACATGACGGGTTCTTGCCGTTCTTGGATTCATTACATCACTCTGCGTTCTGCACACGGAACTCAGAAAGAACATATGCAAGTTGCAGAGGCATGTAAGAAAGTATTCATCGAACAGTTTCCCACTGTTGCTGAAGCACTTGAGTGGGTCTAAATACATCACATTGAAATAGTAACTATGGCAACATATCCTGTAATCCATAAAGAGACTGGTGAACAAAAAGATGTGAGCATGAGTGTTCACGACTGGTCTCAATGGTGTGAAGACAATCCTGACTGGCAGAGAGATTGGAGTGATCCATCTACTTGCCCAGGTTCTGGTGAAGTTGGTGATTGGAAGGATAAACTTCGTAAGAAGAATCCTGGATGGAATGATGTTCTGTCCAAAGTTAAGAAAACCCCAGGTTCTAACATTCGTAAAGTATAAGTATGCCAGCAAGAAAAAGAAAAGGTGACTCTATCAGTGGTATTGGTAGCATGAGTTCACGAAAAATGAAGAGGAAGAAACCAATCAATTCTGATTTAATGGTTGATATTAAACCATTGACAGATAATCAGAAGAAATTTTTTGAAGAGTATAAAGCAGGTAAAAATCTTTTTGCATATGGTGCAGCAGGCACAGGTAAAACTTTTATCGCACTCTACCTTGCACTCAAAGAAGTTCTGGATCAATTCACACCTTTTGAAAAGGTGTATGTGGTTCGTTCTCTAGTCGCTACTCGTGAGATTGGTTTTCTTCCTGGAGACCATGAAGATAAATCTTCTCTCTATCAGATTCCATACAAGAACATGGTGAAGTACATGTTTGAGATGGCAGATGATAATGAGTTTGAAATGCTTTACGGAGCGTTGAAAGCACAAGAGACAATCCGTTTCTGGTCTACTTCATTCCTCCGTGGTACTACCATGGACAACTGCATCATTATCGTTGACGAGATGCAGAACTTGAATTTTCACGAACTTGATAGTATAATTACACGAGTTGGTGAAAATTGTAAGATTATCTTCTGCGGTGACGCAGCACAATCTGACCTTGTGAAGACCAACGAACGAAATGGAATCCTGAACTTTAAGCAGATCATTATGGCAATGACTGAAGACTTCGCAACTGTGGAGTATGATGTCAACGATATTGTGAGATCTGGATTCGTTCGTAATTACATCATGACTAAAATCGCACTTGGTATTTAATGTTCATCCATCTAGATAATTTACAAGGTGAAACTGATCTGAAGGCAACCATGATCGATGGGACTCGTTTCTATGAAGTCCCATCTGGGAAAATGTATCCTTCCATCACCTCTGTCACGAGTTTCTATAACCGTGAGGTATTCGTTGAATGGCGAAAGAAAGTTGGTGATGAGAAGGCAAACAAAATTACTAGAGAATCTACATTTAGGGGAACCAAGTTTCATGATGCGGTAGAACAATATGTGAAGAATGTTCCTATCAAGGACATTTCCATGCTCCCCTCAACTAAATTTTTGCTCCTTTCGGCAAAGGAAAATCTTGATCGTATAAATAACATACATGCTTTAGAGAAGTCACTGTATAGTGACTATCTTGGTCTTGCTGGTCGAGTTGACTGCATCGCAGAGTATGATGGAGAACTTGCGGTCATCGACTTTAAGACCTCGACGAAGATAAAACCCGAAGAATGGATTGAAAATTACTTCGTGCAAGAGACTGCTTACGCTTGCATGTACTATGAAATGACTGGTATTCCAGTTAAGAAACTTATTACCATTATGGTTGCCGAAAATGGAGAGTGTAAAGTCTATGAAAAACGCAACAAGGGTCACTATATTAAACTTCTCACAGAGTACATCCGAAAGTTTGTCGAACACAAAACAGGAGCCTATGGAGAATCAAGTTGATGACCTCATCAAGGAGAAGTTCTTGTGTCAAGCAAAGTTTGCACAGGAAATTGAAAGTCTAGTTAAGACTTACAACTTTAATTATATTGATGCAATCCTCACATTCTGTGAAGAGAACAAAATCGAGATGGAGTCAGTTGGTAAACTGATTTCAAAACCACTGAAAGAAAAACTCAAGTACGACGCAATTCAACTCAACTTCCTCAAGAAAACTACAAGAGCAAAACTTCCGTTATGATTTCCAAAAGTGAACTCATGCATTATAAAATTCAGGCAGCAATGCGTGAAAATGCATGGATTGATAATGAACTAAAGTACCTTGGCGAGCGTGCTGGACACCACTGGTATCTCATTGGTGGTGAGCATGAAGTCAAAGCAGAACAAATTGAGGACTTTGAACAAGTTGATGATGACACCGATTGATGTTTACAAGACTTACCTTGCATTTAAAAATCATTTTACCAAGGTAAGTTACAGTTATTTTAAGTATTCTGGTAAATCAAGAGCATCCAAAGAAGCGTACAACAATCGCAAAGATCGTTACTTCTTTGAGAGAATGTCTCGTAAGAAGAGTGACGAGGAGATTAAAGATTATTTCCTCGCAAACTTTGTAGAATGTGATGATCCCGATCGTTTATGGATTGGTGAGATCATTTCATCTGGAGAAGATAGTTACAAGGCCTGGGCGAAAAGGTTCCAGGGTTTAACCTATCTTTTCCAAACGGAAGTCGAAGTATTTTTTCAGAAAGAAAACTTTCAAGACCTGTTTACTGTAAAGGGTCAATCCCATCCTGAGGTGCTGAAGAAACATCTACAGGGTGCTTTGTCTATTGAGACTATGGTAATCTTGGATATGATTCTTGATTACACTAAAGACTTTGACAAGAAACTTACTGACCCAGTGTGGGAAACCGTAAGTCTCAAAATCAAAAAATATAAACCCTTTCTAAATATTGATGTTACCAAATTCAAGTCAATTCTAAAAGAGCAGGTCGTATGAGTAAATTTTTTGATTCCGAGGTTGTAAGAGAATCTGTATTTGAATTGGAAGCACTTCAGACACAGTTGTCAACTGATCTATTGAATCTTGCAAACTATAGTTATGAGCAGAGGAGAGAGCACCTTGAGACTCTCAAGACCTTTCTTGAGAAGCAGAAGATTTTCTTCTTCCGTGTCTCTTTGTCTGATGATCCCGATGCCCTCCTGATCAAGGAGAAGGTCATCGAGACAGCGAAGATGTTTGGTTACAACGAGATCGATGGCATGGAAAAGTTCTTCGAGACACTGAACCACACCATCGAGAAACTCCAAAAATCCCTTGACAGGTAGTAGGTCATCCACTATAATAGATCTGTCATTATCCAACGAATCCTAATCCATCCTAATTAATCCTATGTCTTTTCAAAATCTTAAAAAGCAATCCCGCACTGGTTCCCTTACCGAAAAACTGATCAAGTCTGTCGAGAAACTTAACGACAAAGGGGGCAACGGTGCTGATGAGCGTATCTGGAAACCATCAGTTGACAAGACTGGTAATGGTTTCGCCATCATCCGCTTCCTTCCCGAAGCAGAGGGTTGCGATCTTCCTTGGGCACGAGTCTATACTCATGCATTCCAAGGCCCTGGTGGTTGGTTGATCGAGAATTCTTTGACTACTTTGGGACAGAAGTGCCCCATCTCTGAGTACAACTCTCAACTTTGGAACAACGGCACCGACGCTGGCAAGGAGCAAGCACGCAAGCAAAAGCGTAAGTTGTCCTACTACAGCAACATCTTTGTCGTTAGCGACCCTGCCAATCCTGATAACGAAGGCAAAGTCTTCCTCTATAAGTATGGTAAGAAGATCCATGACAAGATCATGGAAGCAATGAAGCCTGAGTTCGCTGACGAAGAACCCATCAATCCTTTTGATTTCTGGACTGGTGCTAACTTCAAACTCAAGATCCGTAAGGTTGCTGGTTACCAGAACTACGACAGCAGTGAGTTTGCTCGTCCTTCTGCACTCTTTGATGATGATGACAAACTGGAGAAGATCTACAACAATCTCCATGATCTCAACGAGTTCCTTGATCCCAAGAACTTCAAGTCCTATGATGATCTGAAGAAGCGTCTTGACTACACTCTTGGTAACAAGGGTACTCCTAAGATGCAAGATCAAGAGACTCAAGAAGAGGAAGCACAGTGGGAGCGTGAGCGTCGTGGTGACTACTCTGAACCCGAAACTACTTCTACTAGCACCAGTAGTTTCAATGATCCTGATATCATGGCATCAAGTTCTAGTAGTGAAGAAGAGGATGATTCCCTCAACTACTTTGCTAAACTGGTCAACTCCTGACCTTTATACCCGCCGAAAGGCGGGCTTTTTTATACTCCAAATTCTCTGGGATTGTATGTATCTTTGAGTCTATTGGTGATGTATTGAGAAGATCTTTCATACTTCATCATTTCTTTTAACTCAGAAGTAAGCATTGCAACGTATTCTGGTTTTGGAATCTGAATTATTCTTTTAGCATTATTTTTTCTAATTTCATAATCATAATTTGATACTGGACCAGCAGCACTTTTGGTTACTTCTGTTAAACCTGAAGTATATGTGATTGTAAAATCGGAATCAACTATCATTCCTTTTCTCAATACAATTCTATCAAACTCATCTCTAATTTCTCTTGTTTCATAGTGATGGATTCCTACGATCCCCTCTTCACTGCTATACTTTTCTAGCATATACCTATGGAGTTGATTATTATCCAGAGGCCATTGATCTTTTATATTGATGATATTGTTAACAGTAAGCACTAACCAATCTAATTCAGGATCTTCATAAAACTTTTCGGCAACCATTTCTGGTCTTTCTCCATCTTCGATCTCATAAAAATCAGCAAAGATGAGTCCATCCAAAAGATCTTCTCTTAATGCTGCTCTACGAAAAAAGTTTTTAACTTCTAGTTTTTCGCTACTTCGACTTGAACCTGGAAGTCTGGATGAATAGAGTAAGTTCGGTAAAGTTTTAAAGTACATTAGTATCCTACCTCCTGAGTTGTTACTGCTTGATATCCCTCTGGTCTATTTTTTTGTTCAAATTCATTCAAATAATCGCTAGAGTAGATTGGTTCTAATTCTTCCAGTCTAAGTGTCAATGTATTTGCAGTGGGTTGTCCATTATCATATGCTGCCCATGTTCCTTCAGGAGTATAACTCACACTGCAACCTGTGACGGCACAAGTTTTGAGTCTATGCATTCCTGCTATTTGAGATTCATTTGATGTTTGGAACTTTACTCTAAAAATGTTAGGTGTTCCTAGTAATAATGATGATCC